GGCGTGTCCGATCCCATGCTCTCGCCGATGGACATGTGGAATGACTCCGAGCCGCGGACCATCGACATCATGTGGAGTCAGATGTTGCGCTATCCGACGGACTGGTACGCGGGGGTCGTGCCGGTCGACCGCATGCCAGCTACGGCCGTCTATCTGGACGGTGACGACTGTGATCCCGGCATGAGCGTCTGCGGCATCCATCCCAACGAGCACGGGTACGTGACCATCGGGCGCCTCATGTACGACGGGACGCAGGCTCGAATGGGCTGGCCGCTGGCGACGGCCCTCGGGGAACCTGTCCTGTGCGGCATGTCCGGCCATCGGCGCGGGTACCCGCGCCCGTCCTACGTTCCGTGCCCGTGAGGGATGCGCATGGCCCGGTGGGATGATGCCTGGCTCCGTCGGCTCGCGTCGATCCTGGTGGATCTTCCGTTTCGCGAGCCGACGGAGCGGCGCGCGGTCCGACGGGCCCTGGCGTCCGATCCGGTCGCATTCGCAGTGATCTACCTAGGAAGGCACATCACTGCGGCAGACGGTTCGATCACCCTGGCCGCTGTCCACAGGGCGTGGGCCCGGACCGCGGAGGAGCGCATCGCTGAGCGCTCCCCGGAGCCGGGGGTTGATCGGCTTGTTGAGGTGGCGCCGCGCGAGACCGGCAAGACCACCTGGTGGTTCCTGATCATCCCGTTATGGGCCGCGGCCAACCGGCACACGCGGTTCTTCGCCGCGTTCGCCGCGGCGGCCAGCCAGGCTGAGGGACATCTGGCGACACTCAAGGGTGAGTTGGACACCAATCCGCTCCTGCGTAACGACTATCCCGAACTCTGCCTGCCACTGCGACGCGCCACCGGCGCGTTGGTGGCGGATCGCCAGGGGATGCTGCACATGATGGGCGGCATGGTGTTTGCGGCCAGGGGGATCGATTCGTCAGTACTTGGGTTGAAGGTGCGGGAGCGGCGCCCCGACCTGATCGTGTTGGACGATATCGAACCTGACGAGGCGAGCTACTCCCCCGAGCTGGCACGCAAGCGCCTCGGGACGCTGCGGGATGCCATCCTGCCGCTCAACGTCTACGCGTTCGTGGCGCTGGTGGGCACCGTGACCATGCCGGGATCCGCGGTGCACCAGGCCGTGCAGCACGCTGCCGGCACCCGGGAGAGCGAGTGGGTGGCGGAGGACCACTGGACGGTTCGTCATCACCGGGCGATCGTCCGGGACGCGGATGGCGCGGAGCGGTCCCTATGGGAGCGCAAGTGGCCGATCGCCTGGCTGCAATCTATCAGGCATACCCGCTCATATGCGAAGAACTACGCAAATGACCCGATGGGCCGCGAGGGGCAGTACTGGCGCAAGGAGGACTTCCGGTACGGCCAGCTGGCCGGCGTCACGCGGGTGGGATTGTGGGTCGATCCCGCGGTGACCACCGGTGAGCGCAGCGACTTCACGGGGCTGGCGATCGTCGAATGGGTGCCGCCGGCCAGGACGGATGCTGACCAGGCACTGCGCCGGCGGGACCCGGGCCAGTGCCTGGTCAGTTACGTGCGGGAGGTCAAGCTCACGGGCCGCCCCCTGCGGAAGTTCGTCCTGGCCCTCCTGGCCGAACGCCAGGACGTGCGCCTGGTCACGGTGGAGACCAATCAGGGCGGTGACCTGTGGCGTGAGGTGTTTGACGACTTCCCCGTGCGGGTGCGTACCCACCATGCAACGCTCCCGAAGGAGGTGCGTTTCGCGCAGGCGCTGGAGTACTACCAAGGCGGCCTGGTGGCGCACACGCAACACTGGCCGGATATGGAACTGGAGGCTGTGAGCTGGCCGCTCGTGCCTCATGATGACGGGCTGGACGCCACGGTGGCGGGGGTGCGGCACTTCCTCGCGCCACCCGATGATGGCAAGATTCAGGTGCGGCGCACCACCGGCACGATCGCACGTTAGGGGAAGCGGATGGCTCGGCAGAAGCGTGGGGGCATGCCCGGAGGGTTCAAGTCCAAGGCGCAATGGCGCATGTTCTTCGCAAACCCGAAGTTGCGCAAGTATGCAAAGAAAGAGGCACGTAAGGTGATCGCGCGGGCGGGTAAGGTGACCGGGTTCCGGTCACTGCCTGCGCGCAAGGGCGTTCGGAGGCGTACATGATCCCGGAGCAGGATGACCTCTTGACTGCTGTCAATGAGATCGTCGACAGCGACGGGGGGTACGCCGAGGCGCTGGAGTACTTCAACGGCGACATTGAGGAAGTGTTCGCCACGCCGTTCATCCGCTCCCTGCTGCGTCAGACCAGGCTGCGGCATCCGTTTGTGGTCGCGCGGACCCCGGTCACCTCCATGGCTGCCCGCCTGCGTCTGGCCGGCGTCACGGGGGCGGATGATGCGCAGACGCGTGCAGTCGACGACCTGCGGATCCGTGAGCGGATGCCACTGCTCGAGCCGTATCTGGAGGAGCGTGCCCTGACCTTCGGGGACTGCTATGCCCTGGTCTGGCCGGACGAGGACACCGGCAGGGCGACCATCCGGTACCGGTCCCCACGGCTGGTTCGGATGGTTTACGAGGATGGCAATCCCCTAGGGGCCATGTACGCGATCAATCGCTGGCGCGTGGGTAACCGCTGGCGGGCCGACCTGTATTACCCGGACTACGTGATGCGCTGGATCAGCCTGCCGGATGTCAGGGATGGCTGCGATGCTGCGGACTGGATTCCGTTTTCTGATGACGGGGCCGATCCCGAGCTCGCCAACGAGTATGGTGCGCTGCCGTTCTTCCATTTCCGGACCGGCCTGCCGCACGGGCGTCCCGTGCATGCGGACGCCATGGGGCCACAGGATGCGATCAACAAGCTGTTGTCACTGGTGGTGGTCAGTGCGGACGAGCAGGGGTGGCCGTACCGGTACGAGCTGGTGGATCCCAAGGGTGTGCTTGACCAGAATGGGAATGATCCAGATTGGGACGATGACGCGGAGGGTGCGCAGGACGTTGGCGCGCTCGGTAGGCGCACCAGCCGGCGGGGTGGTCCCGGGGTGGTGGACACCTTGCAGGGGATTACCGAGGTCGGGCAGCTCGAGCCTGGCGCGTCCGACAACCTCACGGGGCCGGTCGAGCAGTTCTTCCGGGTCGCCGCCCAGGCGACCACGACGCCGCTGCACTACTTCTCCCCGCAGGGCGACGCGCCCAGCGGGGAGAGCCTACGGGCGGCAGACGCCCCGGCGGTCGACCTGGCGCGATCGATCCAGCGACTCTATGGTGCGACATACAGTGACATGTACGAATTCGCCCTGAGGGTCGACGGTATCGAGGATGCGTCCGTCGCCTGCGAGTGGGCACCGCTCGTCCGCATTGACGATGCCGCCGGGTGGGAAGCGGTGCAGGCGCGCCAGACGGCGGGCGTGCCCGCCGATGTCACGCTGCGGGAGGCCGGATACACCGAGAGTCAGGTGCGACAGTGGGCTGGCGCGCAGCCCGGCGACCTGTCGCTGGCCCGGCGGGTCGAGCTCATCGGCCAGGTGGGCGGCATGGCTGCGGACTTCGCCGCAGCCGGTGACCTGATCGACCAGGGTGCGGCCAGGGATGTCCTGGGTGCCCTGCTGGCCGAACTGGCCGCTGGCGGCGGGTTGCCGCTGTGACGCAGCCCGCGCCCGCGGCCCGGCCGGTCACCGATCCCTATGCGCAGCCCCTGCTGGACGCACAGGCCCTGGCGCTGGAGCTGGCGGCCGCCGCGGCGGTAACAGCCACGCTGGTCGCGGGTGTCGCTACCGGCGTGGCTCTATTGCGGGCGGGTGACCCCCGCGCTGCGGCCGCGTCGCTCCTGGCCCTGGCGCGCCGCGGCGCGCCGGCTACCCGCCTGGCCGTGGCACTTGAGACGCGCCTACCGCAGGCGCGCCAGCTCGGCTGGGAGCATTCGCGCGCCGTGCTCCGGGCGCAGCGCATGCCCGTCGACGAGCTACCGCCCGCGTGGTCGGACGTCAAGGACGAGATCCTCGGCGAACCCTGGTCGGATGTCACGGACCATGTGCTGGAGACGATCGACGACCGGGCGCGGGAGGATCTCGGGCTCGCCGCGGTCGAGATCCGGCGAAGTGACGGCGCGGCGACCGACGAGCTGATCGTCAAGATGCAACGCCCGGCGGGCCGGGCGGGTGCGGCGGTGCGCGAGGCTGCCAACGCGACGATCAACGCGGGGGCGCAGGATGCCGCGCGGGTGGCGGGCGTGCGGATGGTGTGGGTTGCCGAGCGGGACGCCTGCCTGACGTGCCTCGCGCTGTCCGGCCAGGTGGCCGCCCCTGGCGGGATGTTTGCCGATCTGACGTTCGACGACCGGCCGTTGCGGTGGTCCGGCTGGTCCGGCGGACCGCCACCGCGACACCCGCGCTGCCGTTGCCGCGCCTGGCCGTACGACGGCGGGCCGCCGGTGCTGGCTCGGAGCGTGTCCGGCGCGGGATACTCCACGGCCCTGGCCCGGGA